CAAAAAATTGCAGATGAAGAAGACATAGCCTTGAGTCTTGTAAAAGATGCAAATAAAATTAATAGTTATAGGTCTGGAGGAGGAAAGTCTGATTCTTTATTAGGAGAAGTAGCCTCAACTGTAAGAGCCATGACAAAAAAACCTACTTCAGGACAAGCTGACTCCGAAGCTTTAGGGGGAACAAAAACTACTAGGGAAGCTAGAAGGGGTAAAGGGTTTGCAATTTTAGGTACAGCAGCTTTAACTATTCCTACTACTGCCCTTTCTACTGCTTGGTTTATTCGTAATGATAAAGAACCTACGTCTAAAGAAGCTTCCGCTTTTGAAAAAGCTTTTAGTAAAGCCTTTAATAAAGGCGAGGAAACTTTTATGTTTAAAAATAAAGAATACACTACTGACGTTAGGAAAGGGAAAGCACTCGGAGGCGATGTTTCTGAAGAAATGTCTGAAGAAGATGGTTTCCGAATGATGTACAACGCTTTTAAACAAGACATGAAAGATGCTGAGTCACCCGAAGAACAAAAACGTATTCAGGAAAACTTTCAGAAACAGACACAGAACGTAGGCCAAGAAGTAAAAATGTCTGTGTTTAAAGAACAGGACAGAACTATGAAAGCTGAAGGCTCACTGCTTGTAGCCCCTGAAATGGGTATGGAAGAAGAAATGCCTGTAGATACTTTTACACCTGAAGAACAGGCAATGGCTGGAGAATCACAGGTTCCAGACGATCAAATGGAAGATGACTACATGGGCTTTATGCTTGATGAGTCTTTAGATGAAACAGAACAAGAATATTTAATGGGAGCTTTGGAATCAGATCCAAGGCTTAGTGAAATCTTTGATAAAGTTATTATGACTGCATCAGAGTTTTCGGGAGCTGGAGAAGTTGAAGGCCCCGGAACAGGTGTATCAGATTCTATTCCTGCGCGATTAAGCGATGGAGAGTTTGTAATCACCGAAGAAGCCACCAGTGAAATCGGAGCAGACAACCTTCAAACAATGATGGACGATGCAGAACGAAAAGCTAGTGGAGGTATGGCGGGTTTCGCCCAAGGCGGTTTATTAAGTAATCCTTATGGAATGCCTAATCAACAAATGGAAGAAGAGGAAGACCCCATAGAGCAATCTATGTTAGGTTCTAATCAAATGCCAAGCCTGATGGGAGGAAGACGCTAAAAAACAACAGTACGGCTACCTTGTATTAACAAGCCCCAGATTTTAAAGACGTTTTAAATTGGCTACCTTGCAAGAAAACAAGCCCCGTAGAAAAGGAGAGTATTATGTCCGAACAGGCATACGAAGAGGAAGAAGTCGCAAACCCGTATAATGCACGTAAACCGTGGCAACAACAAGAAAGAAAAAAATCTTTAAGTGCTGCCGAAAGTTTGTATTACCCGGAAGATGATGAAGAACCTCAACAGCAGAAGGCTACCCGACGAAAGGCCCCTTCTACTGAAAATGAACCCAGCACTAATTATAAAAAGCGTTATGATGATTTAAAGAAACATTATGATCAAAAGCTTTCTGAATTTAAACGAACAGAGCAAGAACTAAGGGAACAGGCTAGAGAAGCCGAACCCCAATATCAAGCTCCTAAGTCTCAAGAGGACTTAAATCGTTTTAGAAAAGAATATCCTGATTTGTATGATACGGTAGAAACTGTAGCTCATATGAGGAGCCAACAAGAAGTAGAAGCATTGCGGTCTAAGCTTTCTGTTATTGAACAACGGGAATCAGAAATTGCAGCGCGAGAAGCTGAGTCAGCTCTACAGGAACGTCATCCTGACTTTGATCAAATCAGAGGAGATGATGGCTTTCATGAGTGGGCGCAGGAGCAACCTGAGCAAATACAAGACTGGATTTATAATAATCCTAATAATGTTACTTTAGCCGTTAAAGCGTTAGATCTTTATAAGTTAGAAACTGGGAAAGGACGTAGTACTCAAAAAAGACGTTCAAATCGTCAGCAGGGAGGTTCTGCGGCAGACATGGTATCTACTAAAACAACCAATGTAGATGCTAAAGAAGCTAAGATTTGGACAGAAAGTGAAATTGCGAAAATGTCCCTAGACCAATTTGACAGGGTTGAAGATGAAATCAAGCTTGCAATGGAAGAGGGAAGGGTTCGTAGAGGATAATCTTTTCTACTTAGGAGTAATATAATATGGCTTATAACCAATCAGACCAATTTTTCGAACAAAGCACAGACACCAACGGTAACTTTGGTAATTCAGTATCAGGTCAAACAAACTCGTTTTTCCTACCCAAAGTATATTCCAAGCAGGTACTTAACTTCTTTAGGAAGTCTTCGGTAGCAGAAGCTATTACGAACACTGACTATGCTGGTGAGATCTCTAGCTTTGGCGATACGGTACGGATCATTAAAGAACCTACCATTACTGTTTATCAGTATGAGCGTGGTGCAGATGTAACGCAGACTAAATTAACCGACCAAGAAATTACTTTGGTAGTTGATACTGCTAACGCATTCAAGTTCATCGTTGATGATATTGAAACAAACATGTCGCATGTAAACTTCCGCGATGTAGCAACCTCTTCAGCAGCTTACGCTTTGCGTGATGCTTTTGACGAAGGCGTAATTGCTAAAATGATCGCAGGTGTTTCTGCTGCAAGCCCGAACCACATCCTTGGTTCTGACAGCGCAACTGACCTTGCTGGCGGTACTTTTGACGGTACTGGTAACTTGGACATTGGCTTTGCTTCAGGCGAGCATGATCCTATTGACGTTCTTTCTCACATGGCTCGTCTCCTTGACGAAGCTAATGTTCCTGAAGAAGGTCGCTGGTTCTTGGCTAATCCAGAGTTTTATGAAGTCCTTGTACAAAGTTCTTCTAAGCTCTTGTCAGTGGACTACAACGCTGGTCAGGGTTCCATCCGTAATGGCTTGGTAAGCTCTGGTAAGCTTCGTGGTTTTGACATGTATAAGACTAACAACATTGCTGCAACGTCTAACGCTGCTGGTCAATGTCTTGCTGGTCACATGTCTTCTACAGCTACGGCTCAGACGATTACCAGCACAGAAGTAATTCGTGACCCAGATAGCTTTGGTGACATTGTACGTGGTCTTCACGTATACGGTGCCAAGGTACTGCGACCAGACGCTCTGGTTTCAGCTTTCTACGGAATCGACTAATAGGAGCGGGGGTGTAAAAGCCCCCAATCTTTTATAAGGAATTATACATGCCTCAAATAGGTAATAACGATAATCCAGTAATGTTTAGGAAAGCGATTGTATCTAAGGATAGTCGTTTTCGTAAGGGTTTTGATAAAGACAAGTATCAAGAAAACTATAATCGTATCTTTGGCAATAAGACAGAATTAGAAATAGCTAGGGAGAACTCTAAAACTTTTAGCATGGAGCAGGAATAATGAAAAAGAAAATGTATAGCAGCGGTAGTAAGGTAGGTTATGCTAAAGGTGGGTACGCTTCTATTTATGATATGGAAAAACGATGCGGTAGTAAAACAGTTAAAAAAACAAAACAATGAAAGTAGACGCCCCTAAAGGATACCATTGGATGAAAGCAGGAAAGTCTTTTAAAATTATGAAAGACCCTAAAGATGGTTTCAAACCTCACAAAGGCGCAAGTAAATCGGTCGATTTTCCAATTAAAAAGGCACACTAATAATGGCAACATTTCTTACGTTAACAAATGAGTTACTGCGAGAGCTGAATGAGGTTGCCTTAACTTCAGCTACTTTTGCAAATGCTATTGGTGTTCAGCAACACGCTAAAGACTGTATTAACAGGGGCTATCTAGACATTGTTAACGAAGAACCTCAGTGGCCTTTCTTAGCTACTGATGAAAGCGGTTCTACAGATCACATGTACGGAAATGCGTATGTAGAAACAGTAGCTGGTACTCGCTGGTATGAGCTAAAGCCCTCTTCTAGCAGCGTAACAACTGATTATGGTTACATTGATTGGGATAATTTTCTGTTAACAACTGTTGGCGTTTCTGGAGAAGTAGCCCCACACACTATCCGTAACATAAAGTTTACAACTACTGAAGAGTGGAAAGACTTTTTTAGAGTTTCTCAAAACAAAGATGCTTCAGACACTCAACAGTATGGTGTTCCTTCTCGCGTAATACGCAGCCCAGACAGCCGTAAGTTTGGCCTAAGCGCCATCCCTGATAAAGTATATCGTATTTGGTTTTATGCTTATGACCTTCCTACAGAGCTTGATGCCTTTGGAGATGCTATTGTATTTGCAGACACTTACAAGCCTGTGCTGTTAGCAAGGGCTAGATACTACATGCACCAGTTTAAAGAAAATTCACAGGCTGCTGCATTTGCTTTAGAAGATTACAAGCGTGGCTTAAAGCTTATGCGCCTTCATCTTATGGAACCAGCTCCCGGCTATTTCAAAGATGACAGAATGAGATTTGTTTAATGTCTCAGCCTTGGGGATATTCTTGTAAAGGCGGTTTAAACGTCAA